CATCCCCGCATTCACACGGAGAAAAAGATCCACCAACAAGACGGCTAGATTCTGGCTCGCTTTGGCCTGCTAAATCCAAGGCTCCACCGACAGCACTGAGTATAGGAGTGTTGCCAAAATAAAGTGCGGAGGCAGCTTCTCCTGCCCAAGAATCAGCGTGAGGAGTATAAACAAAGCAGTCACAAGAAGCGTGTAAAGCATCAAGCCCTTGCCTATTCAAAGCTTCAGGTATGATTGCCTCTTTTCTATACAAAGATGTATGTGGGTATATTCTCAACGCTGTTTTAATTTGATCGCTCAAGGCGGAAACGTGTTGGTGTAGCTGTTCTGGGGATGCCAAGTCATGCTGAGGCTTGAGTATAAGAGCCACGTCTTCACCGGAAGTGAATTCTGAATGAAACGCTTTTATAACAGAAGCCAGATTGAATCGAGTCTCGACACCTCCTATCCAATAAAATTTGTAAGCACTCTCTAGCTCAGGAGGCATACTAAATTCGCCTGTATTTTTTGGGGGCTTAAAGGGTTTTCCTATTACGCGGACCTTTCCAGAAAAGGAGCTGCGATCAAAATATTCTTTTGCCTGAGCGCTAACTGTCCAAAGCTCATCTGCGGGGCGAAGGTGTTCAAACCAAGTCAGAACCTCAGGTGCTGTTGAGTCAATATCTGTGATAATCACATTCTTAAACAAGCTTGTGTGAGAGGTTAGGTGAGGTAAAACAAATTGGACGCAAGCCTCTGTGTTTTTGGTGTCCTTAGACATCATGTTTTGAATCTTCATTGGAACAGGCGTGACGGTACTCTTACGTATGGTTTCCTCAAGGGTCGGCGCCTGTAATGATACATTTCTAGCACATACTTCGATACCTGCAGAAGCCATAGCCGTTGCGTAATCAGTCGCTGCTCTTGACCAAGCCGTGCCTTCCTTAAAATGGCTTATAAATAAAACTTTCATTATGAATTCATCTCCATTCTTTTTGCTTCCCACTGGTTTCTTCTGTTTGCCATGTGGTACAACTGGTGATAAGCATCTTCAAATCTAAACGGCTGTCTGTGTTTTACTCCGTCAAAGGCTGCAGAACTCTCATTAAAATACATACCTCCTGTTGATGATGTGGTTGTGCCGTACATTAAGTCTCTGGCAAGTCTAGCCGAGAAGAAGGAATTAATCTTATCGGGCTCACCAAGAACTGCGTCTATAAGCCATCTCGACGTATCTTCTATAGTCCATTCTTCTGGAGGTTGGATGATTTGGCTTGGTTGGTTTATCAAAGGTGATTGACTCCAGTTACTATGATTGTCGTCGATTTCCACAGAGTCAAAATAGTCTTCCCAGACTTTTCCGCTTTTATCCCACTGGTAGTGCTCTTCAAACAGAGATCTAGTCTTTTGACCCCAAGCGCGCCTTTCCTCCTCGGACAGGTCAAAAAATCTTTGCATTTCTTTTGCCGCTAGATTATTGTCAGGAACAGCTCTCAAGCAACCAGTTTCTAGCTCTTTGTATAGCGCTGCTGGCTTGATTGGGATGCCTTCTAATTTTCTTACTACGCTTTCCATTGCTGAATAGTCTGTAGACATAACGGGTATAGCACATGCCGCAGCCTCTACTTGAGGCAAACCAAAACCTTCACTGTTAGCATACTGCACATAAAGGTCGAATAGGTTTATTATGTGTGAAAGCTGTTCATACGTGGCGCCAAGCTTCACATTGCTGAGAACAGCTCCATATTGGCCAGTAAATATAGACTGAGCCACTGCGCCTCTAAACAAGGAAGGGAAGGGCCTTTCAGTTTGTCCACACATATACGTAAAGAGCACGTTGGAAGCCAAACCATACTCATGAATTAGCTCTGGAATATCCCAGCCTAAATCCGGGTAACTGGTGTGGCAGTATAAATAGTACTTCTTATCCTTGGAATTGTCCAAAAATTTACGAAATGCAGCGAAAAGGTCTGGATAGAGCTTTCTTCTTTGGTTCCTCATCACAGTGCCTATGATTTTGTAATCAGGATCTAATCCATAGCCCTTCTTGTGTGCTCGTTTATCTTCAATAGGTCTGTAGGCACTATGCGCTGATGGTGGAGAACTGCCCAAATAGTTTATCTTGCCCCCAGACTGATCTTTTAAAATACCTCCAGCCCAATCCGAATATGAGAGGCAAGCGTCTGCGGTTTGGTAGGTAGAAATCCACTGTCTAGCTTGCGGCCTCGCATCCACAGTAGGCATCAGCGCCCACTTAAAACATTTTCTAAACGGAGATCTCTGTATAAACTCAACCATCCAAAAGTCTCTAATGTCGCATACGATGTCCGGCTTGAACTTCAAGCAGACCTCTTCAAATACCCAAGCGCCAAATTGGTTTGTTGGGTTAGATTCATACATCTCTATAGATTGAGGTGAAGCTTTCGGTTCAGAATTTCTGTTTGGCATTACACCAAAATATTGCCAAGGGATTGTCTCGCTTCTTTCATCATTCATCTCTCCGTAAGACGCAAGCTCAGCTAGCTCATACTTCCCAGTAGAGTGGAGATAATTTAATATCTCTCTAGTATAGGTGGCATACCCAGTATTTAAGAATGTGGCCTCGCTGCAAAACAATATTCTCTTTTTTCTCATATTATAGGTCTTCCTCCTCATGATCAATTGAGGCGTTAGCAAAATCGAATTCATTTATCCTAAATACGATCTTATTGTCATCTCTTGAAAAGTTTCTGGCAGTTGCAAATACAGATAGCTTAGAGCCTTTTTTTGCAAATTTGCTTATTGTCTCAGCGCCTGTGTGCCAAGCCTCGCACCTTAAGAAAGTAGGGGTTCTACTTTTTTCGCCAGTTGATTTAGACCTGCGATAGCTATATGTGACTAGAGTAAAGTTTAAAACACTTACTCCATTAACAGTTCTAGGTTTTGGGTCATCTGTGAGGAACCCTGTGAATGAACACTGATTCATATTTACTCCTGTATACCTTGTATTTCATACCCTATTATATAGGATGTTACAAAGAAAAGCACATTAAATTTCATAAATTTTGTTTACTATAAAGGAACCATCCTTCTCCGAGACTGCTCCGCAGAATATGAGGTTGTTTCCTTCGTATAAAACGTATTGATATTTCTCTCTAGTCTTTGGAAAGATTATAACACTGTCTAGTGAGCAAGTTTCGTCTTCTATTGTAAGGAACGACATCAATTGCCCTTTAGTCTCTCCCTTTTTGACCTTGTAGTTTGACAACCTGTTTATATTTCCGGCCACACACAAGCCCTTGCCAGTCTTCCCATCTAGTATCTCTTTACACGTCGTGTTTGCATTTGATGTATCAGACGCCTCGATCTTGGATAAAGATATTGGACATCCAAAAAACTTTGCTTCTTGGTCTATTATCCAGCTAGGATCGTCTTCCATGTCGTATGGAGGGTTGTCTAAAAAATGTATCTCGTTTTGTATAGCTTGGCTTCTGTCTGCCCTGTGGGTTCCGCCTCCCTCTTTCTTGGTTGGGGCTAGGTCTACAAAACAACCCTTTAGTGTTTTCCACCTTTTAGTCTCGTAGTTATCCAAGACCCACTTTGTTTCAGCTTTTGTCAGCGACCTAAAAATTTCATATTCATATAGCGCCCTGTTTCTAGTTATGGTTCCGTCGAACCCTCTAAAAAATCCTACTGATGCTAGTGCCTTAAATGCTGTGGAAGACACCTTAGTTCCTAGGCCAAACAGTATGTCCAGCCAGCTCATTTCGCTTACCTTTTTTGTCGCCTCTTCAGTCATTTCCTTGACTGCTTGCACTACCTTGTCGCCAGTTTTGCCAGTTAGGGATTTTATATCTTTAACGCCAAACAGGATTTTGCCATTATGTTCGTGAAACTTATTCCTGTGATTTGATATACTGGGCGCTTGCACCTCGATATCAAACAGCTTTGCTTCAGAGACTAATTCATATACTTCCTGATGCGGGTCTTGCTTGTCAGCGGCGTGATAAAAATAAGACACGAAGAATTCTTTAGTATGGTTTGCTTTATACCAAGCGCTTGCATAAGAATTCATAGCGTAGGCAACAGAATGAGATTTATTAAACGCATAGCGACTTGACTTCTCGATCCAGCTAAATATTTCTTCTGCCGTTTCTTTAGTCACAATCTCCTTCTTCTCAGCTCCTTCTAAGAATGATTGCTTAACTTTAGCCATAAGGCTTGCTTTTTTCTTTCCAATAGCTTTTCTTAAAACGTCTGCTTCTTCCAAGTTGAACCCTGCTAGCTCCTGAGCTATTCTCATGGATTGCTCTTGATATACAAGCACTCCATACGTCTTTTCTAAGATTGGTTTAAGAGACTCGTCGAGGTACTCAACTTCATCAAGCCCGTTTTTTCTATCAACATAGTGCTGAGTCATTGATTTACCATTGCTTATTGCCTTTAAGCAACCCGGCCTAATAAGTGCTATGAGTGCCGAAAGTTCTTCTATGTCTCTTGGAGCGACCCTCTTAGACCAAGACCTGCCTAAGTTACTCTCAAGCTGAAAGACCCCCTTGGTCTTACCCTCTTTAAATAAGTCCCAAGTTTTTTGATCCTGAAAGGAAAAGTTAGACATATAAGTCTCCGTTTGCAAATGCTTTCTCAATGTTCATATTTCTGTATACAGCCCTGTGTGTTTTCATAAACTTAATCATTATATTAGCCGTATCCTTTACGTCCTGTAGGGCGTCGTGGGCATTATCTTTACTAAGGCCCATCCTATCCCTAAGTGAATCCATACTTATAGACCTGATATCTGGGTCAGCTTCAGTCCACATGAATATGTTGTCCATAACATCTATTTTATAAATCATATGAAAAAGCTTTTGCCTATTTGTCTTATCGTCGTATTGTCCAAACTGTTGACACAACCTATTTATAATAATCATATCAAAACCCAGAATGTTAAAACCCGCCGGAATGGGCGCAAAAAATGACGTGCCTTTCCAGTTATATTTATTAACAAACGATACAAACTTATTCCAGACGGTCTTAAGCTGCGGAGCCTTTGCCAAGGCCTCTCTAGTTTTTCCCGTGATTTTAAGCGCCTCGTCCTCAATTGGGTCAAATCCAGCAGCAATAGCCTTTTCGTCATCGAGTATAGGTCTGATTTCACTGTTGAATGTGCCCTTAGGTTTTAGGCTCCTGCCATCTAGAGCCAATGCCGCAATCTGTGTGGGCTGGGTTCTGTGGGGATTTCTACTACCTGTCTCAAAGTCAAAAACAATAATATCTCTGTTAGCCATTTAACAATTCCTTAATTTTCATTATCTTATCTAATAAGTTGATTCCTAAAATATCAAATTTAACATGCCCCAAAGCTTCTAGGTCAGACATTTCGAGCCCTGCTATCTTTTCGTCAGAGGACTTTTGGTTCACCATTGGGCATACTAAGCGTAGTTTCTCTGCTGAAATAACAACTCCTGCGGCGTGTTTTCCTTGATTTCTAAATGTGCCTTCTATACGAATAGCCTGATCAAAATAATTTGCATAGTCACCATCAAGATCTCCAGACTCATTGATGAAGCAGTAGTCTCTTAGCTCCTCAGGGTTATTCAGTAAAGACCATCTAATTATAGATCTATCATCCTCATCCATATTTTCTAATTGGTCTGATATGTCCGCCTCGTTTGGGATGCTCTTGGTTATTTCGTTCATCTCTCCAAAAGAACAGGCATTGCTTACTCTTAAAACTTCCTTAAGAGCACTCCTGCCCTGCAGTCTACCAAACGTTAACATCTGGCTGACGTTTTCATGTCCATACTTCTCTTTGAGATAGCCGATGATTTCGTCTCTTTTATTTCCCGGTACGTCTACATCAATATCTGGCAAGGATATGTGGGTTTCTGTGTTTCGGCCTTTATTATAGAATCTCTCAAAGATCAAATCGAACTCTATTGGATCTATCTCAGTTATGCCTATCAAATATGATATCAGGCATCCAGCTGCAGAACCTCTTCCCGGCCCAGACATCCACCCCATAGACTTCACATACTCTAAGATGTCTTGAACTATCAAAAAGTAGCCAAAGAGATCTGCCTCATTAATCACAGAGAACTCTTTCAAGAATCTGTCTAGATATACCTGTTCGACTTCTTTGTCAGAAATTTTTTCCCCGTCTATCAAGCGTGACTTCCAGCCCTCTCTGCATAACTGCTTGAGCTCTTCTTCTTCGCTGTCCGAAAACTTACACGGAAACTCAGGAAGGTTAGGTTTGCTAAGTATGTTGTAGTCATCGCAAATAGAGACTAGCTTGGCAACTGAGCTAATGCCAATTTCTCCCTGCGATACCAACTCGCTGATCTCTAGACTGTCTGGCAAATGGAAGTCATTTCTCTCAAAGAATGGGCGTAAACCTTTATGATCCCCATTTTTGAATGCTTTATTGATTTTTGGCAGGGTTGTTTTTTTGGAAGAGCATAGCAAAATCCTATGCAGCTCAGCATCCTGCTTCTCAGTATAGTATATATCTCTAAACGAAGCGTCTTTAGTAAAGAACAGCTCTCCCTTGATAGGAGAGTCTGACACTTTCTCAGCAAGGCAAGCTAGGTTACCCTTTGAGCATGTGGCGCTCAGGTGCTTTTTGCTTACTTCCCCTGAACTATCTATATTGGATACGATAGAGATTAGATCGTGCCAACCATCTTTGTTGATTGCTATTAGAGTAAACCCGTCAAAAGAGCAACCTATTATTGGTTTGATACCCTCAGCTTTACACGCCTTGTAGAAAGATACGGCGCCGGATATAGATTTGTAATCCGTTACAGCGCAGGCTTTGTAGCCATTTTGCTTGCATTTTTTAGCAAGCTCTGCGGGCTTAGAGAAGCCCTTGAGTAAACTATAGTGTGTATAGTTGCATATTGGAGCCCAGTCCATCAATTATTCCTTCAATATCAATTCATTCAATTATTAATAGCGTTTAACTATTATAGTGCTTGCATGACAAATATGCAAAATTAAAATTGCAAACTTTTTACTCTATGTTCCGCATATGGGCGTATACATGTTGAGCTAAGGTAAAGTCTGCTTCAGTGTCAATGTCTATAGTTTTATTGTTTGCGTGGTACCAATAAGGGTTTGAGCCGACATGATAACCTATATTTCTTATGCATGACCTTTTTAATATGGAAAAAGTGAACGTAAACTGAAAAGACAAAGGTAGATCTTGTGATTTTACGTGCCATGCCCCAAAACCGAAACCTTGAGGTTTGTAATTGGCGTCTAAAAAATAATGTTTCTGCGGATAAACAGCAACCAGTGAGTCATGATTTTCTCTAACCTTAGCCCATTGGTTGATACAGTCACTATAGCTGTTGAACAGAGGGTCGATAACTTGACACCAAGCTATATCCTCTTCCCCGCTGATTTTATCGCAGTCCCTGTTAATCCATTCTTTGAAGCTGGCGTCATTATCTGTCAATGCGGCTTCTCTATTTAAGAAGTTTATTCCCCATTTGTCACAAACAGATTTTCTTTTCTCGTTCTCGCAGCTAAGATATATATCTTCTGGTGAGAAGACGGCGAGTAGCTTCTCTATAGTTATGTCAACAAGAGACTTTCCATCATAGAACGGTATATAGTTTTTATGAGGAATCCTTAACGAGTTGTCTTTGGCCGGGATTATTGCTTTCATTGTCTTTGCCTTAAAGCTGTTTCTTGCTAAGCTTGCATTTCATATCCTGTTCTCCACTCCTCAATTTCCCTAGAAAAAACTTCCTCCAACCCCTTCAAAGCCTCTGGCTTGATGAGCCTCCTGCCTTCGTTTGGCGTAGGCGTTAATATATGATTCCCGTGTATACCGCTTTCCTTGTCGTGGTCTGAGAAGGTGTTCATTTTCTTTTGAATCAGCATTGCATTATCAATTCCGACCTCCTCTTCTATCGCAGCCCTTTGATTCGCGGGAATTTTTATATCAAAGAACTTCTCGAAAGCGTTAAATATGTATCCAAATTCGCTATAGAACTCTTCATACTTCATCAATAAGATATTGCCACGACTTTCTTTAATTACAGATCGTATATTTTCATAGTGCATTAAACGATGAGCTATATCAAACCAGTCCCACTCCATGTCTAATACAAGCTCCGTTGCTGTGGGGTGCTTCTCCACCCTAACCCAAGATAAAAAAGAGTCGATTGGATTTCTAGATGATATGACAATCTTATTCTTAGTGTCGGCAAAATCCGTTGGCGGCAGAGGGGTCTGCGGATGCCTTTTATCTATCTCTTTATGAGGAAATATTAACGACAAGCACCTATGCAATAGTGTGCTGCCGGTTCTCGAAACTCCATATTGAATAATATTTTCTAAGTTACTCATGTTTATATCTCGTGTGTAAAAATGAAGCTAAGGGCGAAAAGAATATCTCGCAACCTTCGGTGCTAGCCACCTAACAGTACCACAGTGGCTGGATCTCAGCATTCGCCATTGAACTCAGCTTATGTGCCTTATCTTGTTTGCTAGTTCAGATAAGATTTATTCGGCCACCTTAGCTTCTTCAGTATAAGGAGGCGTGCCCTCCTCTAACCACCAAGGAGAAAGATCTCCTCGTTGTTATATTATAGGCAGCCACCATCGTAATTGCACATATTTGTTATTTTTTTATTGACATGCCACCAAGTCGGTCTCCAATGATCGGCATGGCTCTCCGGTTCTGCTGAGGCGGTAGGATCGGGAGGCAAAAACATAGCTAAGTTGCCTTCGCAAAGTCTAGTCAGTAATTCTAGCCTATATTCATCTGGTCTAGATCCATTTACATGCATAAAATACGCAGAGTCTAAGCCCTGCCAAAATTTTACTCCTACATAACCCCAGTTCCATTTTGAGTGGAGCTTATTGAAATTTGAGCGATTGAGCTTAGTGGACAATAGGTGTTGATCGAAACACCAAAGGCATGGGTATGGCTTTTTTGGCTGCGTGTATAATTTTCTTAGTCCGTGTGGAATCATCAACACCCCGCCATTTATACACCATGCATGGCTTGGTACTGAGCTGTAGTGCAGACCAACTACGTCTCTCTCCGCTAGAAAGTTCGCTGCCAATCGGCGCAGCGACTTGTTTTCAGAGAGCATGTCAAGAGCTAAGTTTTGTGAGGTGTTAACTACGGGGTACTCATCAAACGCAGAGATTTTGTCATCAGGCGTTATCTCAAACAAATTAGGCGCATTGGGTTTGACTACTACGTCAACGTCTAGATACAGGGTTTTTTTGTAGTGTTGTGTAACTTGATTAAGCCTATACTTATTGTACATAGGCATTTCTGGGCACTGATCACCATTCAGTTCAACGTAGTCTGCGTTGCATTTTTTAGCATATGATATTATATGCTCCCTAGTTATATCTAGCTGTTTTTTTGCAAACTCGTTTGCGCCTATAGTGCAAATCGCCAGATCTTTTTTCGGAGAAGGTATCTTATCGTAGAAGTCTACAGGCGCTATCATTTTTTTACGAATTCTAAGCCCGTTCTTATCATATGCCCTTCTAAACCATTCTCTATACAATCTATACATTTCGGCAAAGTAAGGTGGGTGCATATCTACTTTTTGTTTCCTGAGCCGCCTCTTCCTTTTTTTTCTTCTTCTCATCTATATAGGTGTGATCCTTCTATGTTTTCTACTTTTCCTGCGTCAATGAGCATGTCTATAAGCCTATAGTCGGTTTCTAGATCGTGATATCCACTTGCAGACACTGCTTTGACGTTCTCCTTGCCTCCGCCAAAGCCAGCAATACTTATCTTTCCGTACTTCGATACATAGTGATGTATAAGCCTTTTTCCTGTTGTTGGGTGTATACGCACTCCAGAAATTTCGTTTTTTTCCTTTGGGTAGTATAATAGCAACTCAGGGACACCCAGATTATTTTTGTGTTGTACAACTTCTACATCAGAACAACTTCCTGATATCTCAGCTAGCACATCTTTTCTATCTTCTACTGTCCAGCTTGAACCCTTTTTGCTCCAGCTCATAAGATGCAGGCACTTCGGTCCAACGCTATTTTTCAAAAGAGCTAGCTGATCGTCAAGGATCGCAATGGGATTAATCTTGCCGGTTTTAACGAGGGGATTGTATGTCCTAAGTGACTGCAAGATCCAAGGTCCTAAGTACCAATGGGTGACTTTAGTGCCAAAGTCGTGTGGGTCACAATAAAACCTTCCTGACCGAACAACAACGTCATGCGAATCTATTTTACTGCCTAGGCCCAAGCCTTTAGTGTGCGGGCTATTCCCTACTATGCATATGGTTTTCATTGATACTTATAGTCTTTGTTGAACTATCCTTTGCTTGTTCTCTTATCTCTTCACATGCTGGACACATATCCTGCTGTCCGGGCAGATGTATTCCAAGACGATGGTGTGTTAATAGTATAGCCTTTAATATATGGGTATCTCTAGCTCTGCTTTCCTGTATTAGAGTCTGGAGTGCAGGGTCTGAGGCCATGATAATATCAGGCTCATGTAGCTCCTTGTACATCCAACCATTAAAACCTAAACTTACTAAATTGATAAATACGAGTACATAAACAGCGTTCTTGAAGAAATTCATTTTTACACCTTAAGAAAATAGTTCAGTAATAACCTTTCCTGAATTAGCTATTTTCATGGGTCTTCCACTCTTGCTCGTAAATGTTGTGCCAAGAGAAATGTCAAGGGCTTTACATACAGAGGCCATGACATCTTGTGAGGAATACGGCTCAGTCTCAACTCTGGTACCATCTTTATTTGTCTCGCCAATAGCGATGCCGCCATTCATGCCAGCTCCGCCAACGACTACACTCCAGCTTCGCGCCCAATGGTCACGGCCAGCATTTTGGTTGATACGTGGTGTTCGACTAAACTCTCCCATCCATATAATAGCTGTATCCTCCAATAGCCCTCTTTGCTCTAGATCCTCCACTAGTGCGCTCATGCCTCTATCAAGCATGGGCAGCTTATTGTCTCTTAATGTTGGGAATATATTTTGATGATTGTCCCAGCCTCCCAAATTGACTTCTATAAATGGGACTCCAACCTCGACAAGCCTTCTAGCCATTAAGCATGACTTGCCGAAATTGTTGTCTCCGTATCTATCCTTTACCGCTTCAGGTTCTCCGGCAACCTTGAACGCTTCCATTTGTTCACTGGTCATCAAGCTGAAGGCCTGTCTTAAAACGTCTCTGTGGTCGCTAGCAATAGAGCCTCTTTTTTGATTTATAAATCCATTTTCTATAACATCTAAAGCGTAGGCTCTTTGAAAGAATCTTTGGTCTGGCTTTATATCTAGGTTACGCACTCTTCCATCGCTATTAACAACAAACGGTGCGTAGTTCATACCTAAAAATCCAGCCCCAATACTTCCTCCTCCGACAGAAACAAACTGCGGGATTTCCAAATTTTCTCGTTTAAGCTGGTGAGATAATACAGATCCATAGCTAGGATGCTCAATATTTGGGTTGGGAACATACCCCGTGTGCATGTAGTATCTCCCTCTCATATGATCAGCTTCACGAGTACTCATTGAACGGATGATTGACATGTTGTGCATCTGCTTAGACATCATAGGCATGTGTTCGCATATTTGCACATCTCCTGTAGTGGATATTGGTCTAAATGGCCCGCCTGTAGGCGCTTCCGGCTTTAAGTCCCATATATCCATTGTCGAAGGGCCGCCGCCCATCCAGAGTAAAACAGCAGATTTATTTTTCTTCCGTAGCTCGTCTGCATTCGCTTGTAAAAGGTTCACGAGTGGAAGTGAAGAAAATCCTGCTAAAAAACTTCGTCTATTCATTTTTGTTTCCTTATATCCTATGTCTTATGTCTTCCCACACAGCCCCTGAAATAACCATTGACACATCATTATCAGTTGGGTAGTGAACCCCTTGTAGGCATCTCGCCAAGCCAGCCCTGCTAACAAGTTCATAAAATTCTGATGTATATTTTGGGTATTCCTCCGCCATTATTGGTGCTATTATTCCCGCTTGAGCCGTGTGGCCTGAGGGATACGCAGGAGTCTGGTGTGTATCAGTTTTGATTACATCTATGTTCAAACCATAAAACCTAGCCAGTTGAAATGGTCTAGGCCTGTTGTGTTTCCATTTAAGGTTTAGTATTATTGGAGTTATTATTTCTATAGCTTTTTCTATTCTCCCCATTGGAATTTTAAGCTTATGCTTTCTTGCAAACTCTTCATATATACGGATTGGGTGTTTGTCCACCAACCTCACAAGCTCCTCGTCTTCAGGAGTCCTCATTCTAGTTAGCTTGCTAAGATATTCAAGTTCATCTTTAGTTATCTCACTTTCATTACTAGGGGGTTCAGGAATTATACCTTCCCAGTCTATTGTGATAAAGTTGGATACCTTTTTTTCCTTTGGTATCTCGAAAGAATACTTAGTATCCTCAATACTGCTATTTATTATAGCGTCTACCTTATATATAAAGCTCATGTTTATCGGCACCACTACCACCTAAACTGAAAGAAGAAGCTGTGAAATGGGCCCGGATAAACCGGCATTGGTTGTGGCTGTATAATTACAGGGGGATTATAATAGGGGTTGACCACTGGAGGGTGATATACTCTGTAAAAGCCATGTATTGGATGAAATCTAGTCTCTACAGAAGGGTAATTAAATGGGTGAACATATGGTCTACCAATTATTATGCTTCCACGTCTGTAGTTATGGCTGGGTCTGACCTGTTGCTGCTGAGGCTGTTGCTGTTGAGGTTTCTGCCACTCTTGCTTACCAAATCCCGCAGGTTTCTGTATTGGTCTTCCAAAGCCTTGGGGTAATTGTGGCCTCACGGTGGTTGGAGGTGAAACGACCCTTCGCTGTTGGGAAGATTGCGGCCTCGCCGCAGTTGGAGGTTTAATAACCTTACGCTCTGGCTCATCTGCACTCACAGATAGAGGTATAAAAAACAGACAGAGTAATGTTGATAAGTACTTCATTATATTAACTCCTTCAATGGTTCTCTATGATCTAGAAGATACTGAGGTCTTCCAGTTCTGTCTAATAAAGTGGTTGACATAGTGTCAATGCCTAATCCTCTGTACATTGTAGCACATATCTCTTGGATATGAACAGGTCTTGAGTCTGGCACTTCACCCAGCCTTGTTGTAGAACCAATCACTTGACCGTGATTGAAGCCTCCTCCAGCTAGTAAGGCCGCAGATACTTGAGGCCAGTGGTCACGCCCACCTTTTGGGTTAATCTTGGGTGTGCGACCAAATTCTCCCCAGACAACAACAAGTGTGTCATCTAACATTCCTCGTTGATCAAGGTCTTTCACTAGAGCAGAAACACACTGGTCTAATTTACCACCATGATCCCTAACAAGATCGAAGTTTGATCCATGACTGTCCCATCTTCCGTAGGATAGTGTGACAGAGCGTGCTCCAGCAGAAACTAGGCGGCGTGCCATAAGCACATGCTCATTGACCGTGGGCGCTCCGTCATATTGGAACTTATATGGTTTTCCATCTCCATACATCTCTCTTATCTTAGGATCTTCTTTTGACAAGTCTAAGGCATTTACTAAGGCGCTTGATGTCAAAACACCAAATGCTTCTTGAGTAAACGTGTCTGCACCAACCGACTCATCTATTTTCCTACTTAACTCGTCAAACCCAGTCAGTAAGTCTTTTCTGCTTTTGAACCTCTCTATGTCCATGTTAAGCTTAAGATCTTTCATCATTTCGCCATTTGGTTTGAATGGTTTGTGAGTGTCTCCTAGATACCCTGCTCCTCCAGCTTCTGACCAAGGAGCGTGCTGAGTAGGCTCTGCTAGCCCTACCGCAACTGGTACGGCAGGGTCAACAGCGCCAAGAATTTTAGAGGCACAAGATCCTATAGAAGGATACGTTGTTCCAGAAACCATGTTGTTGCGGCTCCATCCTGTAACGCATTGGTATCCATCGTGCCTGCCATCAGAGCCCACAACGGAGCGGATGGCTGTAAATTTATCGAACATAGCTGCAATCTGTGGAAAACATTCTCCGATGTGCACTCCCGCCACATTGGTCGAGATCGGCTTAAACGGACCACGTATCTCTGAAGGAGCCTCTGTCTTTATATCCCACATGTCCTGATGTGGAGGGCCGCCACCCAAGAAGATATTAATAACTGCCTTGTGTCTTGTACCACCTGCATCTTGAGCCTTAATAAGCTCCGGCATAGAGAGTAAACCAAATCCTCCGATTGATAAAAAGCTTCTACGCGATAAATTTAACATAACACACCTCTAATTAAATTAAGTAATACAACTAGGACATTTACAAACTTCGGCTTCGCAAATACATTCAGCTTCTACGCAGGGACATTCGTTTTCGCAAATACCACAAGCTACAGGCTGTCCGTCCATACAACCAAGTGTCATCAGGACACCAAAAACAAAAATAAGACTAAGTAGCGTTTTCATATAGATCACCTCCTTACCATTTCTTGCAAGACCAATAGCGTGCCTTCCAGCGAGGGCCGGGAGTATCGCACCTATGTCTTGCTCTAAAACTTTTTCTACGTTTTGGATTATCCTTTTTAATTTCCATATTAGGATCTCCAAAGTTAACTTTAACAACATTTCCTTTATCGTTCTTTACGTAGACAGAAAATTTCTTAGGCCCATCAGGAGTTCTGAATGGCTTTCCAAGCTTGACTTTTCTGCCTTGGTATTCTGCCGCCCTCACCAAAGTCAGGGTTCGTCCATCTTTTTTGTAGACTCCTCGTCTTTCATATTCATACACCTGACCCGTTTTTGGATCTCTGTACTTGTAGGAGGCCTTGGCTCCTGAACCCTTTTTCCTGCAGCTTCCCGGCTCTCCTTTTTTAGTGTTAGGAACTCTCTCGTAGCCTTCCCAACAGGCTCCAGACTTATCGCTCTTTGTGTAATCAATCGCATCCGCAACAGAAATTTCTTCCTCTTCTTCGCCAAAGTCAATATACTCTGCCTCTGAAGGAATATAAAAGTTGCATGGTGTTAAATCTTCTTCAGAACCAAAGGTCTCAAAGTAAAACTTTTCATCTGCTTCTGATATGTAATCTTTTGACATTTTTTTTCTCCTAAACTATCAGGTCTTGTATAACTTTTCCGCCGTCTACAATTTCTATAGGTCTATCTCCGGGAGCCATTAACTCTTTATCAGCAACGATTCCAATTCTACTGTAGATGGTTGCAGCCCAATCTTCCACTGTTACGGCATTCTCGTCTGGCTCGCTTGCTGTAGCATTAGAGGTTCCATAAGTCATACCGTTCTTGATGCCTCCACCAGCCATGACTACACTAAAAACTTTTGGCCAATGATCACGGCCAGCAGTACCATTAATCTTTGGTGTGCGGCCAAACTCAGACGCTAAACAAACTAGGGTAGAATCTAACAAACCTCTTTGGTCTAAGTCTTCTATCAGCGCTGCAAACCCTTGATCTAATGCTGGCACTTGCCTGCGGATACCATTTTCTATATTGTCATGCATGTCCCATCCACCATAAGTTAGTGTGACAAACCGTGTTCCGGCTTCTACTAACCTTCTAGCTAGAAGCATCCTAGCTCCTGCTGTGTTTCTCCCATACCTGTCTCTCGTGGCCGCATCTTCTTTATTAATATCAAATGCGTCTCTGGCTTTTTCACTACTAATCAAACTATAGGCACGATTATAGAAGGAGTCTACTGCGTCTAGAGAATCTGACTTTTCTTTGTTTGCGAAATAGTCATTTACAGCAGTTAGCATTTTGCGCCTAGTTCCAAACCTACCGTCATTAACACCGTTGGGAAGTTTGAGATCACGCACCTGAAAGCCGTCGCTAGCTGGGTCAGCGCCCAAGCTAAAACCAGAGAAGGAGCTGCTTAAATATCCAGTACCTGCAAATTCATTTGGCTGGTTTGGGATGCAGACATATGGAGGAAGGTTTTGACGAGGGCCAAACTCGTGAGCAACGACTGACCCCATTGATGGGTATTGAAGGGCTGGGCTAGGTCTATAGCCAGTAAACATATTATGTGTGCCTCGTTCATGAGCTGCTTCTCCATGTGTCATGCTGCGAATGATTGTCATCTTGTCCGTAATCTTGGCGGTTTTAGACAAAATCTCGTTTAGCCTAATTCCCGGAACCGCAGTCTCAATACTAGACATTGGCCCTCTATATTCTAACGGAGCGAATGGCTTCGGGTCAAAGGTTTCCTGATGAGCCATTCCTCCCGGCAGGTATATGAAGATTACACTCTTGGCTGGGCCTTCCACGCTTTCATAGAATTTTTGATCTCCTTGCGCTTCCTGTATGCGAAAGTAATCAGAAAGAGAGATTCCCAGCCCTCCTAAAAATCCTACTTGCAAAAACGATCTTCGTCCTAAGCTATTTCCTCTACATTTCATTATAATATAACCTTTGCTTCGCCTTCTAGTAAGTATCTTGGTCGTCCACCGTTGTCTATACGCTGCTCACTCTTGTCTATCCCAAAGTGGTTAAACAAGGTTGCCTGCAAATCCAATGGCCCTACAGGGTTTTCGATTGGGCTATAAGATCTGTCAGCCGCGCCAATAGTTCTTCCTGATTGATAACTTCCTCCGGCCATCATCATGGGTGTGATTGCAGGCCAGTGGTCTCTACCCGCGTTGGCGTTTATCTTTGTTCTGCCGAATTCTCCAGTGACAACAAGAAGCACTTTTTCATTAAGACCTCTGTCCCATAAATCCTGAAGAAATCCTGATATAGCTTTGTCTATAGGAGCTACTTTTCCCTTTAGGGCTGTAGAGATATTGCTGTGCATATCCCATCCGCCATAATGTAAAGTTACGAACCTAGTCCCATGCTCTACAAGTCTTCTAGCCAGTATTAGTTGTTCTCCAATATCGTTGGCTTTTTCAGAGCCGTATAAGGATTTTGTCGTATCAGACTCTTGGTCTGTAGCAAAGGCGTCTTTGGCTGAGCCAAGAATCACATCGTATGCCTGACCCTTGTAAAACCCAACTGATTCAGCGCCTGCTCCAGATATGTCTTTAGCGGCTGAGCCTATGGCTCCTAAGAGTTGTTTTCTGTTGCTGAATCTGTCGATTTCAATTCTTGGTGTGAGATTGTCTTTATTGGACGGATCAAATGGCTTAAATGCTCCACCAAGCCAAGCACCTTCATCACCTTCAATTTTACCTTGTTTAACATAAGACGGGACTCCATTTTGAGGATGGTTCGTTCCGTACATGGCGGATATTATAGAACCAAAAGAGGGGTATTTAGCAATAGAGGTTGTTGTTCTCTCTGGATTGTAATGCCCAGTCATCATAAAGTGAGTTCCTTGTCTGTGCGAGGAATCTTTATGGCTAAAAGAATTGACTATATTTAATTTAGAAGTGTGCTTTGACAGCTCTTTCCAATCAGCTCCTAAAGTAATGTTAGTACTTGCGTCATGTATAGCACCGTTTACTGGCTGCCATTCAGTTGGAACTGTGTCATTGGGAGCATGAAAAGTCTCAAACTGAGTCGGACCACCACCAAGCCAAATCCAAACGACAGCTTTGTCATGTAGAGAAGATGGGTTTTGTGCAGCGAAAGCCTCATCTGAAAACCCAAGCGCGGTCATTCCAGCGCCAATAGAACCAATTCTAAGAAAATCTCGTCTGTCAAAAAATAAATCTAACATTTTACCCTCCAAATTAACCGGGTGCTTCGTAAAAACCTATATTGAATCCTTCTCTAGTACACTCTTTTATAGTGTCTTCCATTCCATTCTTGTTTAAGTGCTCCTCTATATATATACACATATTTTTACCCGTATCGCCCCAGTTGTTTTTATAAAAATGACACAGCTTATTGCACTTCCAGTGTTTTCTTGAGTACGACATAGGCTTTGGCTTATTATTTGCCTTTATTGTTTCAAATCTTTTCTTCAGCATCTGCAGGAACTTTTCTTGGTCTTTCTTGTCAAAGCACATACTAAATGGGCCGCCGTCTTTAACATAGAATATAGACATTATTGCTTGTTCGTAGTCTGGATAGAGCTTTGATATAGCGTAGTTATATAGTAATAGTTGGGGGTCTGAACAAAGCTTTTCGTATGTCTTCTCTTCTCCAGTTGCCCAATCTAGACGTCTTCCTGTCTTCCAGTCTATGACTTCTATTATATTGTCGTCAACCTTGGTCACTAAATCTATTGTCCCCTTGATTGCAAGCTGTCCTTCTATTACTTTACCGTCTGGCATGGTGTATTCATACTTTGCCCAATCTTCTTCTATTACAATATCAAAGTGAGGCTCTGGGTCAACGATATCCCTATACCTAGGATCAAACTGCCCCTTGTTATAATGCAGCGTTTGCCAAACAAGGCTCATGCTTGTTTTCCTGTCCCCTTTTGTCCATTTGTGTTTTGAGTCTTTAGTGTAAGAATCAAAGCTGAGATCATTTAGATCCTCTATGAAGGAGTCTGTGAGCAACTCGTCTTTAGCAATTCTAACTTTACCAACAGCATCGTCAATCACTTCAAGATACTTTCTTCTAGGGTGATCTTGTTGGCATTTCTTTAGCCCTGCTAAGACTTCCATGACTTTGTGTACAATAGTTCCTAGCTCCGCTTTTTTCCCGCTGTCAGACTGATGCCCTAAAACATAGGTGATAAAGTACTGCATTTCGCAGTACGCATAATTGTTATAAGATGAGCTGCGTATATAAGTTACTAGCATTTTCCGCCTCTTAGAATTTTTTCTAGATTGTTACACAGGCTTTCTATACTGCCACTTGGCACTATGTGTGTAAATTTACTCTGATCAAAGTTTTCTGCGTCTAAAGCTGTCTCACTGGAGTGATCATCTTTCAGTGGAGCCCTTTGTAGTTTAATTACCTCGCCTCCGGCTTGCAATACGGCTTCTACTTCATTTGGGAATCTTACATCTGCAATAATAGCGACCTCAGGCTGTTCCGTATTTATTCTGTGTATAGCATGATTTACCCATACGTCATTATGCATTTTTCTCATAATGTCTGTGCCAAAGTATTGAAGAAGCTCCCTAGCTGTCATCGGCCCCCTGTTCTTGTTAAGACTGCTATTCTGCCAA